CCTATTGGTAATACGGGTAGCACGGGACCGCAGGGAGCGACGGGACCGAGTACGGGTGTTGCTGGTGGAGACCTAAGTGGAAACTACCCGAACCCAACCGTCGCCAAGATTCAGGGCTACGCAATCAGCGCAACGGGACCAACCAACAACCAAGTGCTTCGCTACAACTCTGCGGCATCGGTATGGACTCCACAAACGGGTGTTGTCCTTGTGCCGACTTCTGCGAAAATGGCTGACTATCTAGCGGTCGCAAACGACTACGTGGTTGTTAATGCGACCTCGGCTTCGGTTGTAGTGACCCTTCCGACAACTCCCGCAAACTCAACGGTTGTTTCGGTCGCTCAACTTGCAACATCGGCTTATCAGGTAAGAGTTATTCCGAGCGGCTCCGACCTCTTTCCCAACTCACCGTATGACTTCCCAATCGGTGTCTTTAGTTCCATCTCGTTTATTTACGATGCAAATACCGCCTCTTGGCTTATTCAGTCAATCGAATATGAAAATGCTGGTGGAGATTTATCTGGCATTTTCCCCCACCCGACAGTTGTTGGCTTACAAGGAGTCTCGGTATCATCAACGACACCAACGGCTAACCAAGTTCTTCGATACAACTCAGGCACGGGCAAGTGGACACCGCAAACAGGTGTTGTGCTCAATCCAACTTCGACCAAGACAACAAGTTACAGCGCGTCGGCAAACGATTATGTGGTTGTCAATGCGGTCAGTAGCGGAGTTACGGTCACACTTCCAACAGCGCCGGTCAATGGCACGGTCGCCGGTGTCGCTAGTCTTTCAACCTCCACTTTTGTCACTACAGTTGCACCAGGAGTGGGCGACACGCTTGGAACGGGAAGTACCTACACGCTCGCCGCTGGTTACTACAACGGCATTTCATTGGTGTACGACGCGAACAACGCTACGTGGTTAGTTCAAACCTCGACTGGCCCAACGGGACCACAGGGCTCAACAGGTGCTACGGGTGCCGCTTATTCCGGCGCTACAGGTCCGCAGGGGAATACGGGTGCCACTGGGCCTATTGGGAACACAGGAGCGACTGGAGCGGCATTCACGGGCGCCACAGGAGCAACGGGACCGACCGGAAACACGGGAGCAGTTGGGGCGAGCGGAAATACTGGAAGCACGGGACCAGTCGGTAACACTGGACCCATTGGACCGCAAGGATTTACAGGAGCGACAGGTTCTTCTGGCTCGGTTGGACCACAAGGTTTCACAGGGGCCACGGGTGCTACTGGTTCAGTGGGTCCACAAGGGTTCACGGGCTCTACTGGGCCACAAGGAAATACCGGCTCGACGGGTCCTGCCTTCACGGGTGCGACGGGGGCAACAGGTCCTCAAGGCTTCACGGGTTCCGTTGGGGATAGTGGCAATACGGGAAGTACCGGGCCTCAAGGAAACACTGGTTCTACCGGACCGGGATATTCGCAATCCACTTCAACGACAAGCGCGAGCCTAACGATTGGCTCGGTTGCGTTCGCTGTTACTAATACGGGTGCCTATCAAGCGGGCGACCGTATCCGAGCGATCTACACAACAACACCTACCGATTACCTGGAGGGGGTTGTGACGGCGGTTGTAGCCAACACGAGCATCACAATCAACGCCGACACCGTTGGCGGTTCGGGCGGACCGTATTCATCATGGACATTTTCGATTGCCGGACTAATCGGGGCGACAGGTCCACAAGGAGCCACTGGAAGCACGGGTCCAACCGGAAATACGGGTCCAGCATTTTCGGGTGCAACTGGACCGCAAGGAAGCACCGGCGCTACTGGAGCGGCATTCAGCGGAGCAACTGGACCAACGGGAAATACTGGCGCAACCGGACCCCAAGGAAACACAGGCTCTGCGGCGAGTGTCTATGCCATCGCACCAATTACAAATACTGGAACAATTACAGCGGCAAGCGTGGGACTCGGAGCAACGGGAGCGGCTGGGACCTACGGCTCGGCAAGTGTCATTCCAGTAATCACCACAGACTCCTATGGGCGCATCTCGTCGGTCACACCAACAACAAGCCTTCCAATAAGTCAATACACAGCGGCTGGGCAAATCCCATACTCGACGGCTTCAGTTGCCGGAAGCGTTTTGCCGATTGGTTTAGCGGGTCAAATCCTTTCGGTCAACTCGGGTGCGAGCGCTCCACAGTGGCAAGGGCAGTTCCCAACATCGGCGAGCGTTGGCACTACGGCCACTGCCGTTGCTGGCCAACTTACAATCTGCAACCCGTCATCGAACTTCGTGCTCACGCTTCCAGCGTCACCGCCAAATGGAACGGTATGTGGCGTTTACGTTCTCTCTACGGTGGCGTTTACCTCCTACGTCACCGTTGCGGCTGGCGCTGGTAATACTCTCGACTACACGACGACTTCTCGCATAGGAGGTGGGCAAAGCGTCTACCTTGTCTACAACTCCAACACATCGTCTTGGGTTAATCCAGCGGGAGGAAATCCACCACAATCGTTTACGGCGGCTAGAGCGAACTTAAACGCCACGGCATCGGTCGCTAACTCGTATTCGCTTGTATCTTGGACAAAGATCACTCCGTTAACGCAGGCGTATGCCAAGGGTTCGGCAAGCGTTGGTACTGCTGGAATTACTGTTCCCGTCGCTGGAATTTACAGCATTAACGCACAGGTCCGTTTCGACTCGTCGGCGGCATACTCATTTGCTATCGGCATTGGGGTCAACTCAACAACGAATCCTGTTTATGACACTTCAGGAATGAGGAGCAGTGATGCAAACTCTTATCAAACGGCTGGAATTACCGTGGACACTTCGCTCAGCGCCGGTGACGTTATTAGTCTCTTTGCAGCACAATCTTCAGGAGGCACCATCAACGTAGACTCGTCAGCAAACGTCACTTGGTTGAACGTTCATCTTGTTAGCGTTTAGAGTACCTAACCGTCCGCCCAAAAAAGGAAAAAGGCATGAACAGGTTTGTTTTTCATATCGTAAGTCTCCCGCATACGCAGACCACCGAAGAATACGTGGCGTGCGCCTACACGCAAAAGATCAATAAGTTTGCGCGCATGATGAGCGACCTCGGCCACGAGGTGTTCGTGTATTCCTCGGAAGAGAACGAAGCCCCTGGCACTCACGTCCAGTTGGTCAGCAAAGCCGAGCAACAAGAGTGGTTTGGCCAATACGATCACCGTTCGAAGTTCTTTGAATTGTCTTGGGATAACACTCACGCATCATGGCAAACGATGAATAATCGGGCTATCGAAAAGATCAAAGAACTACGTCATTCCGAGCGAGATTTCCTTTGCCTGATCGGTGGTAATTGCCAAAAACAAATAGCCGACGGTTTGCCAGACATGATTCCGGTGGAGTTCGGCATCGGTTACTCGGGCGTGTGGAGTGACTACAAGGTGTTCGAGTCATACGCATGGATGCACAATGTTTATGGAATGAACGGCACGGACAACGGGCGATTTTTTGACTGTGTGATTCCAAACTACTTTGACCCAGCCGACTTCGAGTTCAATGAGCGCAAGGAAGATTACGTCCTTTACATCGGTCGAATGATTAGTCGCAAGGGAGTGGAGACGGCGGTTGAGGCAACACGACGAAGCGGAGATAAGTTGCTTCTGGCCGGTCAAGGCGTGATTCACTACGAGCCAGGCAAATTGGTAACGAGTGAGTTCACTATCGAGGGTGACCATTTTGAGTTCATTGGACACTTGGACAAAGAGCGCCGAAGTGAGGTGATGTCCAAAGCCAAAGCCGTACTCCTTTGCACGAACTACCTAGAGCCTTTTGGTGGAACTTCGATTGAGCCCATGTTTTGCGGTACTCCGGTACTCACAACCGATTGGGGAGCCTTCCCAGAGAACAACATTCACGGGCTAACGGGTTATCGGTTCCGTACCCTTGGCGAGGCGGTGTGGGGGCTTCAAAACGTGGGCGACTTGGACCCACATGCAATACGGAATTACGCGTTGCAAAACTTTTCCTTAGAGCGTTGTGCCGAGCAATACCAGGCGTACTTTGAGCAGTTGTACACGCTTTGGAGTGACGGTTGGTACAGTGATTGGGATAATGGGGTTTCCAAGTACAACAGGTACGCCAAGATTCTGTGACGGCTTCTTGCCGATTGTGGCAAGATAGAAACAACTGTTAATCCCGGCGAAAGAGCACCATGAGCAGTACGTCAGCCTACGCACCTTATCTTCAGACCTACGGACAAACGACTCCGTACATCACGACCGATGAGTACCAGCGTGCACCGACGGCAATGGACACATTCAACCTAATCAACGGAGGGCCTCAGAGCCAACTTATTGCTCTCCAAGAAACCATCGGACGAGCCTCCTCGTGGATTGACCAATACGTCACGGGAAGCGCTTGGGGAACTTTGTGTGCCACCTCTAACGTAGAGAACGCTCAAATTTGGGGCAACCGAGTAGGCCAACTTGTTGTTCATCCAAAACTTTGGCCAATCTTGGAAGTTCAAGCGTTCACTTATTCGGCACCGGGAACATCTTTCACTTCATCGTCAATCACGCCGCAGGGGAACATAGTCATCTACCCACAAGAGTTCATCGTTCAGCCAAATGCGACGTATGGCTGGAACACATTTCAAGGAGGCCAGGGCTACACAACTGGTGGAACTGGTACTGGCGCTTGGCCCATAGGAGTTTCAACTCAACCCTATCTTTGTCAGTGGACCTACGTCAACGGATTTCCAAACACCACGCTTTCTGCTTCGGTTTCTGCTGGAGCCGCTTCGATCACGGTGCAGAGTGGGCTTGGCATTTATCCGGGAACACAACTGACGATTTACGATGCGCCCAATGACGAGGTTGTGACGGTGGCGAGTAATTACATACCGGACACACCCGTACTTCCACTTGTCTCACCCGTTTTGTACAACCACGTTTCGGGAATGAATATCACCAACCTTCCCAAGGCAGTAAAAGAAGCGGCCATCCTTATGACCACTGCACTCATCAAACAACGTGGTTCGGGAGCCTTGATTGTTCAGGACATGGGCGCTGTTTCAAGAGTTGACTCAGGAATACCCCAGGGCGGAAATGCTGACATTGCGTTGGCTTCGAAGTTGCTGGACAATTTCCGACAAAGGTTTATCGGCTACTAATCATGCCAAAGGTCACAGTTACCCAGGCGGTTTATCAGTACCTCCAGCCGCAATCGTCGAACATTCCAAACCTCGGAGTTGTCTACACGGCACTACCGAAGGTTTCAAACGAGGCGGACCTTTTCACCAACACTTATCCGGGCGTGGGAATGGGTGCCGCTATCTACATGTTCATGACGACCCAGCAGGAGCGTCGTATTGCACTGGGCGGACCGCACGATGGACGGAAGTTCCGAATCTACGACCTCGGCCTCCTCATTATTTTCAAATCGAACCAGCCAGAAACCGTTCAAGGCCAACATGAGTTCGACACCTTCATTGACAACTTGACCGCTTGGATTCAAGCCGACCGAAATGCCGGGAACGCAAATGTCGTATTCCAGTGGGGCGAAGGCAACGAGAATGGTGGTACGGACATCCGTCTTGACTACACGATTCCACGAACACTTGACGGAGGCGTGACATTATTTCAAGCAGTCGCTCACGTTTCGGTGTGCGAGGTTCTGGACGTTTAGAGGCAATTTACAAGATTCACGAGGCCATCAAACGGCTTTCCTGGCCATCATGTACGCTGTACTTAGGTCAACTTGATTGACCCAAAGTGTTGAGTTTAGGAGATTTGTGCCAAGATACCAATACACAGGAGATTTGCCGACGGTCTTCATCACGTTGCAAAAAGACGGAGAAACATGGGTTCCCAAGACTGGGGACACGATTGACGTAGACGCGACGGTTGACCATCCATTGCTTGCACTTATTGCAGATAATCCAAAAGTTAGCCAAACAAAGACCACTGAAGAACGGAAAGAAATAACAGAGTCACCGGAAACGGCTGACGATTCCAAGGAGAACAACTAATGCCTTTCATGACCGCAAACTCCTACTGGGGTTTGGCAACCGAATCCACCTACGGAACTGCCGCAAGCGTATCTACCTTCACGCCAATCGGTAGCCCGAAACTCACACCAACGTTGAAATGGCTCGACGACAGCGACTTCCGTGGTTCTCCCGTCGGTCACTACGACCAGGTTCCCGGTGTTCGTCACGACATGTTCAGCGGCAAAACGTTCATGTACTCCGACGTTTATCCTGAACTCATTCGTTCGGTTCTTGGTGGAGCGGACGCCGTTGCTTCGGTTGGGGCAAGCGTTTGGTCACACACCATCGGGGTGCTAAACGCCCCCAACCAAGGTTCTCAGGCTCCCTCTTACACCTTGATTAACGACTCGGTTGATAACACATATCAAATCACAGCCGCACGCTGTGTGGACATCGCCCTCGCATTTGCCGCCGACGCCGCCGTGGAAACATCGTTCAACTTTGTTGGAAACATTTCAACAACCGTGGCATCGGTTACCGCAAATGAGTCAACCCAACACCTCGTTCCTTCGTGGGCTTGCTCGGCCTCAATCGGTGGCGCTTCGGTTGCCGTCGTTGAGTCAGCGGCATTGGATATCAAAAGGAACACTGCACCAATCTTTACGCTTGGACAACAGGCTCCATACAATAACTTCCAAGGCCCAATCGAGGTAACTGGAACAATGAAGTTCGTTGTTGAATCCAACGAAACCTTCTATGCCAATTCACTTATCCGTGACCAGCAACAAGTCATCCTTAAGTTCACGGACCCGGCTACCGGCTATTTTGTTCAGTTCCAGATGTCGAACGTTCAGTTGATGGACCCGTTCATTGACCAGTCAAAGGCATACATCTCGTTGGATACAAAGTTCACGGCAGTTGCCAACACGACCGACGCCACTAGCGCTGGCTACTCGCCGGTCAAGGTAACCATCAACAACGGAGTTAGTACCGCTTACTAATCGAAGCAATTCGGAAACCCAAAACAAGGACGGGCGCAAAACATGAAAAACTTTCAACTTTTTAGCAGGAGAGATACCGAGCAAAAAGTGGACTTTCGTCCCGATGCCGATATTTCGAGTGCATTTTCTCAACTTCGCCGTCTCGCCGTTTATCTAAGCCAAGACAGTGCAAAGGCAGAGGACATCACCGATTGCTCCGTTGCACTCAATTACCTGCGGGAATACACCTACCGAAAAATCTTTACTGGGACATCTCACCAGGACTTCGTTACGCTGGACAACGAGGACCCAAAGGCTATTGACTGGCTGATTGCCGTGCATGAAGCAGAAACAGCAAACTTTCAAAACCGCAAGAACAACCGATAAAAAAGGAACCGACCATGAGTACGATTATTTCACTTCCCAACAACCACAGTGCGGTCCTAAAGGACGACGACGAATTGACCAACAAGGAAATCAAGACGATTCAAAAGTCAACACGCGTTGCGGCATCGGTGGCAAAGTCGCTAGAAGACATGGGATTTGTTGATGGAGACCCAGAGGCTTGGCGCGTAATTGCCGAAATGCCGGACGACGACTACAACTCCATTGACCTTTTTCAACGGACCTGTGTTGTCCTTCGATTGAAGTCATGGACACTAGATCAACCGATTCCCACAAACGTTGATGAGGTTGATGACTTGCCACGTTCAATTTACGAACCACTAACGACAGCCGCAGTTGACTTGAATTTCGGTGAGCAATATGGCATGGAGGGAGCCGCCGACCCAAAAGCGCCTACAGAAAACTCCGTCAACTAAAGGCGGCTTTCAAGGGTGGATTACTGCTTGACGAAATAGACCCAGAGTTGGAGGAACTCGCACGGGCGTACCGCTACTGCAAACTGTTTTCCTGTTCTGTGGCAGAATATGAGAGTCGGCCTTTCAAGGAAACAACGTGGCTTCTGAAGATTCACGACACCTACGAAGAAGCAGTTAACGAGTTACAGGAAGAAAGACGCTAGCAGTGCAACTCATCGCCGACATTTCCAAGTTCATGAAATTTATTGAACGCATCCAAGGAGACGCTAATGGCCGTCCTTGAACCAGTCGTAGCAACGCTACTCGCTAATACAGAAGAATTCACCGCCAGTCTCACCAAGACCAAGGGCGAGATGGAGGCTTTTGCCGTCGAAGCAAAGGCCGCTGGCGACGGTGCGGGCGCTGGTCTGGAGGGTGGCGTCAAAAACGCGACAACGGGCATCAAGGGCGATCTGGAGACCGCTGGAGCGGATGCTGGTGGCGCTTTCGGTGGGGGGGTTTCTAAGGGCGCATCAGAGGCGGAGGGCGGTCTATCCAAAGCGGAAAAAGCCGCACGAGATGCTGGAACAGCGGCAAAGGATTCCGGTGGGAAGTTTGGAACACTAGGTTCAATCCTCAATCACCTTCCTGGACCACTTGGTGCGATGAAGGGAAAGACCGAAGAAGTTGCCGCAAGCATGGAGAAGGCTGGCGCTAGCGGAACTGGAATGTTGTCAGTAATCGGAAGCATTCCAAGCCCATACATCATGGCTGGAGCGGCTGTTGCTGGAGTGGCCGCAATTTCCGTTGACTTTGGTCAAAAGTACCAATCAACTACCGACAAAATTGCCGCAAGCGCAAACATCTCCATTGCCAATGCCGGAAAAATTAGTGATGCTTTTTTTCAAACGGCGGGAACATCCACCTACACCGCACAGCAAATTGCAGATTCTTTTTCCAAGATTGCGGGACAAGCAAAAACGCTTAACGGTGGAACCTTAACCGCCAAGCAGGGGTTAGACCTCATGAAGGCATCTATGGATGCCGCTGAAGCAACAGGTGGCAATCTCGACGGCACAACAACAATACTTACCAAAACCTTGCAAACGTTTGGGATGCAAACGGGTGACTCCTCAAAGGTTGCCGACATTTTGGTTTCTGCCGCCAATGCGACGGGGCAAAGTGTTTCGGCACTTGGCAATTCGCTCGATAGAACGAAATCCAAACTTGGAGGAATGGCCCCTCCGATGGGAGAGTTGGCTGGCTTGATGGTTGACATGACCGCTCATGGCGAAACTGGCCGTGCCGCAATGCAAGCCATGAGTTCCTCGTTCACCCAGTTCTTGAAACCAGCAACAGACGTTGCCAAGGCAAACAAGAACATGAACGACACCCTTTCCAATCTTCCTCCAAACCTCAAGAATCTTGCGAAGGAATACGAGAACGGAACGATGCAAGCCACGCAAGTTTCGGCGGCTACCAAAGGTTTAGATATTGCACAGACACAACTTTGGGGGAAGTTCAAAAGTGCCGCAGATGCCGCACGCCTCAACTCAGAGGCCTACCAAAAACTTGGATTCAATGCCGTTGGAACGAACGGAAAACTTCTTCCAATGCAAGACATTATTGGCAAACTAAGCAATCAAATCAAAGGCATGGGAACAGCACAAGCACAGGCAACCCTCAGTGCAGACGGATTTGGGAGTTCTTCTGCGAAGTTAGTAGCAACAATCCAATCAGGTCCAGCGGCTTACGAAAAATACACAAAACAAGTAGAGCAAAAGGGAGTGGCGGAAGCGTCTGCGGCAAAGGCAACGGCTGGCCTGCACGCTTCGATGGAAAAAACCAAAGCGGCGGTTGAGGATGCGGTGACCGCACTTGGAACAAAACTCATGCCAATCGTCACAAAGGTTGCTCAGGTCATTGCCGAGGCCGCACAGTGGATTGTGAAGCACTGGGCAGAAATTAGTATTCCTTTCAAAATTGCCTTCGATGAAATCAAGAACATTTTTGAAGGTTCGATTGAGGTTGTGAAAGGTTTCATCTCCTTTATCAAGGGTTTCATTGACATCATCAAGGGAATCTTTAGCGGGAACTGGAGCGAAATCTGGGAAGGCGTCAAGGAAATTTTCAAGGGCGTGTGGGATGCCATTAAGGGAATACTTCAAGGGGCGTTCGCCGGTATCCTCGGAATCTTTGAAGGATTCGGTGTGAACATTCTCAACAAGATGCACTCAGCATGGTCAGCCGTGATTAACTTTTTCACAGGGATACCAGAGTCTTTGATTGGGGCACTTGAGAATTTTGGTACTGACCTCACAAATTGGATTGCGGCGGCTTGGGGCAAAATGGTTTCTTGGGTTACAGGGGCAGTCACTACCTACATCAACTTCTGGTCCGCATTGCCAGGACGAGTAATTTCAGTTATTGAACGTTTCGCCGGTGACCTTGGAGGGTGGATTTCTGGGGCGTTTTCTGGACTCATTAACGGAGTGGCAAACGGCATCCAAAACACAATCAACTGGTTTGGCAGTTTGCCCGGCAAAATACTCAATGCCATTGGGGATGCTTTTAATTGGCTTAGGGATACTGGTTGGAATATCATGATGGGGCTCATCAACGGTATTGAAAACGGCCTTGGATCGGTCCTTGACAAGATCAAAAATGTTGGAAGTTCAATTATGGGAGCGTTCAAGTCCGTCCTTCATATCTTCTCCCCGTCACTCGTGTTTCATGGCTACGGTAAAAACATCATGGAAGGTTTGGCACTCGGTATTACCGATAACGCAAAACTTGCCCAAGACGCAATCGGTGGAGTTGGGGCGGACCTGTCAACAAACTTTTCGCTTGGCGGGATTAGTGGAGTTGGTGGGGTTGGCCCAATATCGGCAACGTCGGTTGGTGGAGGTCAAGGGTCAGCCGTTCTGCACGTCACTTCTCCAATTCAAATCAGTGGACAAACAATCGCTCAGGTGGTCACTCAGTACCAACTACAGAACGCAAGGGCAACCGGAACCGTCCTTGGTCAATACTCTGGTGGCTCACAAACAGGTGCCGCTACGGGAATTAACGTTAATGCAATCAGCAGGTAAAAATGGCAATCACTCACATCCAAGACAAAACGACATCAAGTGGTGGAGCCGCTTCAGTCGTCGTTGCTCTTACGTCTAACCTCGGTTCTGGAAATACGCTCATTGCAACAACATTCCTTCCGGCATACGTTGACACGGTTTCCGTTGTTGACAATCTTGGCAATCGTTGGATTCAAACCGCAACGAGTTACACAACGATTGGCGGAGCGGAGATATTCTACGCTCGCGGAGTGAAACCTGGGGCGGCAAGCGTCACATTCACGTTCAACGCTACGGGTAGCATCCAGGTAAACGTCGCAGAATACGCCGGAGTTTGGTACGTTGACCCACTAGACCAGTGGAGTCAGAACTACGGAATGTCCGCATCCCCTGCAGTGCAAACGCTCACACCTCGCTCTAGCGGAGAGTTGTTCGTTGGGGCAACAGTTGTTGGTGGTGCGTCAATCTCCGCTAACCCGAGTGGCTATACCGCACTGTCTGGAACGGGGGCAAGTGTTTCGGGAGCGTATTACATCAACAGCGGCTCGGTTTCCTCAACGCCAAGATGGACCGCCTCGGCATCAACCGCTTCGTGGGCGACGGTTGGAGCCTGTTTTGTGTCTGGTGCAAATGGGTTGAATCCACTGCTTCGGTTTCCAGAAACGCTCGTGCAGGTAAGCACTACTAATAACTATCAAAATCCGCTCAACGGTTTGGGGACGTGGACGAACATTTCAAGTTACGTGGAGCGAATGCAAATTGGTCCTTTCGGTAGACAGCACGAGTTGGACAGGATTCAAGCAACATCGGCAAACTTCACGGTCAATGCACGCGATGGCTCCTTCAATGCTTGGAACACAAACAGTTTCTTGTACAACGGCGGGCTTGGGCTAAAGCCAATGAATCCATTTCAAGTGACGGCTGCATGGAATGGAATTACTTATCCAAAGTATTACGGATACTTCCAGTCAATCAAATTGGACATCAAGGATGTTCTCAACGTCAACGCAACCATACAATGCAACGACCTCTTGCAACTGCTCTCACTGAAGTACCTTTCCAACAACAACTATGCAAGTTTGGTGGAATCGGATGGTGGGGCAAATCTTGCGGCCTACTACAGGCTTGGTGATGAAATCGCAACGTCTACGGTTATTGACTCATCGGGCAACAACAATACCGGCTCGCTAGTTTCTGGACTTGGAGGCATTCCTTCTTACGGACAACTAGGTCCCTTCTTGTCCGACTCAAGCACCGCTCTTGACCTTACGAATGGAACGAATACATCGAACGGTGGATTCAAAACCGTTGACAACACGACCGAACCTCCCACAAATCACGACTTCTTGAAAAGTTCCGCAAGTATCCAAGTCACTTCTTTTTCATTACCTTCCCCAGGGAACGCCGAAGCAGTTTGTGCTGGACCCGACGGCAACGTTTGGTTTGCCGTGCAAGGTGCCGCTGGCTCGGTGGTCAAGACAACACCAGCGGGCGTTTCGACGGCATACGTTCTTGCGGGCGCACAGCCGACTGGCGTTTGCTCCGACGGCACAAATCTTTGGGTGTCGGATTTTAACGCCGCCGTTTGGAAAGTTACAACCGCTGGAGTTGCAACGAAGTACACACTCACAGCGGCCACCGCAGGAGATGTTTGCTATGGGCCAGACGGAAACATCTGGGTTGGTGATGAGTCGGGATACGTTTGGAAAGTTACGACATCCGGTTCCGTCGGGCCAAAAATCGGACTTAGTTCCGTACAGGCGTTTGGTGTTTGCACTGGTTCAGATAACAACATTTGGGTTGCCGGTCAAGATGGTTCGAATACTCAAATTGGTGCTGTTTGCAAGGTTGTTCCGGCAACTAACGCCGTTACAAAATACGACATCACCACGACGGGCACGTTCAACGGGATATGTAATGGGCCGGACGGTAATCTTTGGACAACCAACTACAACTCGACTGCACGAACGGGTGGACGGGTTTGGAAGATCGGAACATCGGGAACCTTGTTGGCGAACTATTTATTGCCAGGCTCTTCTCCGATTGGAATTTGTTCGGATGGAACATATTTATGGGTTGCCGACCCTAAGTACACATCACAACTTGGTGGTGGTGCTTGGAAGGTAACAACCTCAGGAGGGACACAACCGTACTGGTTTCAAAATGCGTTGGCCTACCCAACCTCGATCTGCCTTGGTGCTGATGGAAATATGTGGCTTGGTGACGTGGACTACGACTACATAGTTTGGAGACTGCCCAGAAACGGCACGAATGGTTGGTCGTTCGAATGTTGGTTCAAGTGGGCAGGTGCAAAACCTCAATTCACACTCAATCCCGGAACGTCTTCATCGGTTGCCGCCGTTCCTAACGGTGTCGTATTCCATGCCACAAGCACATTGTCTACGTCGTTCGCCGTTGAACTTCAACTCGGAACAGCGGAATACAGCCAATACTCAACCTCTGGCACTTTGGTGAATTACCAAAACGCAATTTACTTCGGTTCGGCTACGGTTCCCTCCGTTCTTGCCGTTTCCCCAATCAACCTTTTTGACGGAAACTGGCATCACCTCGTAGTCAATAGTGGATTTAATTCTTATCCGGTTGCATACATTGACTCAAACTTGGCGAGCCAGTTTGCACCCGCTGTAACGTCGTTCGGAAACCTGACAAACATCAACGTTGGAACTCCGCCACAAGGAACGACTGGGCTCACGCCAGCCGCAGGGGTTTTGGAAACCAACTCAACACCAGCAACCGCATTTCCAGGAGAACTAAGCGATGTGGCGTTTTACTCAGGAATCAACCTAACCGCATCACAAGTTCAAAATCACTACCTCACGGGAACGTGGTTTCAACAACAAGAGTTCGGCGCAATTTCTGGTGGTACAACTGTCGCTCGGCTCAACAAAGCATTGCAGGTGCTTGGACTGAATCCTTTGTACGCACTAAGCGTTCCGTATCCGTTTAGGACATTGCTGTACGCCGAGGCCAATCCTCTGACAACGACTTCTGGGCTGAACTACATGCAAACAATTACCGAAAGTGAACCTGGTGTTATTTTCCAGAATCCTACTGGGACAATTTCTGCCTACAACCGTCAGTACCAATACCTGTCACCAAATAGCAATACTTCGCAAGCGGTCTTTGGCGACTACCCAGCCGCAACGTATTACTACGAGGGAAACACTTTATCCGTTGAAATGGATGACCTTGATACGTGGAACGAGATTCAAGCGCAGTCGGGTCGTCCTGGAAGTCAGTTGCAAACGTGGGGACCAAACCAATATCCACTCAACGCATCGGCATCAACGGCAGCGTATTCGGCAAGTGTTTACGGCAACCGAACGATGCAGGGTTTGACTTCACTTCAACAGCAGTACGACGGAGACGCATTGGCTTTGGCTCAAAACTATGCGAAGTGGTACAACCTGCCACTTGAGCGTGTAACTCAAATTCGCATCAACTCGCAGAGCAACAACGGAAACAACATCACCCAGATTCTTGGACGGGGCTTGATGGACCAAATAACCGTCTCGTACACGGGTCAAACGTCGAGCACGACCTTTACGCAGAATAGTGTTATCGAGCAAATTACCGACTCGGTGGACATGAACAATCCGACCTGGGCCACAACGTATGCCCTTTCTCCTTACGAACTGCTAATGTCACCTACGGTATTGGGCAGTTACCAATTCGGAGTTAGCACGTCGGTTCTTACCCTTTAGGAGGAAAAATGCAACAAATGCCCAGCCTGCAATACGCCGAACAACATGGCCACTACCAACAAAAAGCGCAAGACCCTCGCTTTGTTGAGTCCCAGTTAATTGTCGGTGAAATCAATAAAATGAAAGTGGAAAATCCAGAACAAGGTTTTGGTATTTACGATTCACTGGTTGACCAACTCGTCAAGCACAGTGCGGAAATAACACGTCAACCCGAGCATGAGCGAGAACCAGCAAACTGGACCGCTCCGCAGAGGTGCGTTTGGCGCTCCAGCAATTTGCCCTATCCAAAACGCCAACAAGTCGTTGAGGACAAAAGCATTTTCCGAGAAGCAAAAGCATTCGCGTCCGTCAATGGTGGACGTTGGCTCGTCATGTGTCCGTTCACTGGGTGCAATGGAGCGCAGTACGCATCCTTTCACGACCGAAGATTTTGGTGTGTTGATTGTGAGAACCGTGCGGTTGCTGGACAATGGGTAGAGGTCGTTTGGCCGAGTAACCTTAGAGACATAGAGAACCTACTGATGGTTAGACCACAAAATGCCATGCACTGGCATCCGGGCGAAACCGTTGAGGAACTTGCCGAGCAAAACCAAATTGCACAACCGAAGGCTGACGACTAATCATGGCATCTTGGACCACTCCCGTAACCCATGCAACGGGCGACATTCTTTCCGTTTCCGACTGGAACGGCGTTGCTAACAACGAGACATTTCTTTATCAAGCACCGTACGCGTTGTATTACAACTCCGTATCAACAACCCTTGTTGGCGGAACGGAAACAATCGTAACTTTCGGTGGTACGGGCTTTGCCAACTACGGATTTTCCGTTGCAAGTGGTACTAACGTGACGGTGCCACTAACCGGAATTTATTTGGTTTCTTCTCTTGTCACAACGTCGGGTGGTGGGGGAGGGTCCGCCGCTACGCCACTGGCTAACCAGGTTTTTCAAAATGGAAACCGAATTGCATGGGGTTCTGAAGGCCCAACAAATACTTCCTACCCGTCAGCGCTTTCAACGGTTTTGGCCTCTGCCACGTCAGGTTCATATTTTCAAGCAATTCCACAGAACTACTGGGCAACGAACCTTCCAACGGCACCGGGTCCTGACCAGACATATCTTTCCGCTTACTTTGTCGGCTCACAATAAAACAATTCAATCAAGGAGAACAATGCAAGAACCACGTCCATTCGGAAAACTCGGATGCCTCCCCGGAAAAATTCCGGTCGGGCTAAGAGACCTCACCTACTACGTTGCAGGTGACCTACCAAAAGCGCCACCAGCGGTAACCGTTCCCGATGTTGCAAATTGGGAAATGCTCGGCAACGACCAATATGGTGACTGCGGTGTTGCGGGCTTGAACCACGGCTTCATGGCCGACGCAAACATCACCAAGGAAAGCGAGACGTTTGCAAACGATGACCAGACGGTTGCCTACTACTTGAACTACACGAACGGTCAAGATGCCGGTGTTGTCCTGGCCGACTACCTCAACTACGTTCGCACGCACGGCTTCTACGACAACAAGGTGAGTGCCTACGCCCCCGTGAACATTAATGATGTTCCAACTCTTCAAACGGCAGTTTTCATGTACGGATTTGCCTATGCGGGAATCGCCGTCACTCACGAGATGCAGGTGGCATTTCAAGATCACCAACCTTGGACAGCCGAGGTTTGTTCTGGCCCCATCGTTGGTGGTCATTGTGTTCCACTCGTGGGCTACGACGATCAGTACCTTTACCTTGTTACGTGGGGTGGAATCCAAGCCATTTCATATTCGGCTTGGCACGCCATCGCCACAGAAGCCTGGGCAGTAATCACGGGCGAGTTTGAGGCTGTGCACGGAGACGGACGTGGTGTGAGCATTTCAACATTACACAAAGACCTTGATAAACTAAACGCCTAAACCACTAAGGAGAAATATGTCCATCATTCAAAATGCCAAAAAGTACCAGAAACGAATTGCCGGTGACATCGTTACCGTCGGCGGTACGGTTGGAGCGCTCATCGCCATCTTGGTGAACGTCGCCCCATCGGTTCACATTCCGGCCCAGGCAACAGCGTCGCTCGTGGCGGCAAGTGCCATCGTAACGACCATCGTGCAACAGGCTCGTCGGGTTCAGCGTGCGAAGGTAGCGGCAAACAAAGCGGCAATCGCGGCGATACTTGCGGCGGCCACTAAGCCAGCCAAAAAAGCACCCGCAAAGAAAGCGGCACCAGCAAGGCGAGTCGCAGGTAAGTGATGCACTACGAGCCGGGAGCCATAGGTTTTAGTCACAGCAAAGGAATCATCGGATGGGCCATTCGGCTTGGTGAGTTCCTGCGTTTCCGTGACGGACAATTTTGGAATCACGCATTCATCGTCAGCGATCAGGTTGATGAAAATGGAGAGCAGTTGGTAATTCAGGCTCTCGGCTCGGGTGTGAACGCAAAGAAAAGACTTTCGGAAATCGCGCCTGGCGGAAGGTTCGAGATTCTTCCGTTGCCCGAAGACGTTCTGGCCGATGATGTACTCACCTTCGCCGAAGCGCAGGTTGGCGACAAGTATGGCTGGTTGAGCATCGCATCGGTTTCTCTACAGATTCTTTTGCCAAAATGGATTCCGCTTCCACGCATTCGAACGGGGTCATCCTGGATTTGCTCGGCGCTTGCATCTGAGTCACTGCGCTGTGGCGGGGGGGTGCACAAGTGGGACGACATTTACTCGGTTGTGCCCAGCGAACTCTACGCCGCCATGACTGGCATTCCGGTCAAAGACCTTCCGTACAGGGACTTCGCTAAAACACACTGAGCGGGTTCGCCAACCCCCAAAAATCCTTGTAATTACTAAGGTTTTAGGCATACTTGTATTGGGATAAAATACGTGTGTACAATTAGACTATGGAAACAACCGCTCAAGAAGGGAGCACGAAAATGAAGAAGGCAACGGTGGTAAATCCGCACAACCGAGAAGTAGAAATTGACACGGAAATTGCTGCGGCTCACGAGGTTGTAAGAGAAGCGGCTTTCAAAGTCATGACACGTCGTGACCGCATCGGGGACACAATCGTTCAACCCGTCCGAAACGACCGATTGAATGGACAGTATTTTACTGATGCCGATGGGGTTGACGAGTTCATCGAGACGTGGGTTCTTGGCCACTCGCAAGACGAGGACAGGTACGGGCGCAAGACGAGCCACCGTTTTGGTTTTCAAAAGTTGAACACGGTTGCGTTCATCGAGCACGCTACGAACTTCGCTAACGCAAAAGAAGCGGCTCGTCTCGCAACTTGCGAAATGTCTTACGAAGATCGCAAGCAAACCGCAGGGATTATCCAACTGCTTATCAACGGGCGAATTGCCTTGGAGGTTGTCGAAATGATTGAGAACCTTCAAGCCGCTTGGGATGCTTTGGTGGAAGCGCGCGAGCGTCTTGCCGAAGCCAACAAAAAGTACGAAGGCTGGGCTCGTTTCTTTCTCGTGGCCAATAATGGCGGACACATCCACAAGGACATGGATTGCTCAACGTGCAACAAAATGGGTAAAGAAACCGATTTCATTTGGCTTCCCGAGTTGGCGGCGCTCACCGAAGCCGAAGCCGTTGAGGCTCACGGAGCAATCCTTTGCACGGTGTGTTACCCAAGCGCTCCGGTCGAATGGACCAATGGTGCAAAGCCTGGGGATGAACTTGTGTGCCCCGGTAGCGGCACCCGTCCGGCCTACGAAGAAATTGACTTTAGGTATCGCGAGGCCAAGTGCACCCACTGCGGAAAAGTAACGCCACTGAACAGGGACGGCGATGGTCCATTCCGCAAGCACAAGAAGGAGGTGGCATAACTCCTGAGACCAATTGGTCTCGCTGGTCACCGAGAGGAATTGCACCTCCGGCTCGGTGGCCACCGAGACAAGTTGATCGTCAACTTGTTGGAAACAAAAAAGGAAGGAATCGAAATGGCTAACGAAAAAGAATTGCCAATCGTCGTTGTTTGCGCCGATTGTGGAGAGATGTCCGATTCGGTGTTGTGCCTTTGGTGCGCCGAGGAAGAAATGTTGGAGAAGGCGTCATGAATCACGAACTACTCACCAACTATCGGTTGTTCAATGGGCTACCACAACAACCCCACAACGCACCGGGACCAAACAACTACGGAGTGTGTGACGAGGACACCACGTTCTCCGTCATCGTGACTCAAGGAAACCGCTCAAAGACCCTGACGTGGGACGATATTGAAGCGGTCCCCGACGACATCATCTTGGCGCTTGGCCGTGAGTTGCGCGAGCGAAAGACTGCTGACCAATGAGCGACGAGACCTACAAAAGGAGGCACATTCTCTACGGCTAATTGGTCACCAGAGCCCGCTCAGTTGCGTTCTAAGCGACGCTACCGTTGATTGGGTCCTACCGGAGCCCGAAAACGCTATTGGGCGATTTCGATGCCAATAATTTCACTGTTAGATAAAATGACGTACTCAACGTTTTCAATCTCTAACGGTTGTCCCGATGATCGGTGAAAGAACACGCGGTCGCCCTCTTTGACGTCTAGCGAGACGCTCTCTCCGGTGTGTTCGGAGCGGTGACCAAGACCGGCATTTGCAACGGTGCCGTAGCGCAACGGACTTTGCGCGGACTCCGTGACGATGAGACCAGACTCGGTTGTATCGGAAACTTCGTCGGCTAGCACTGCGATTCGATCATGAAGTAAACGGAATGACATTTCAAAACTCCCTTTGTTCGGTTTTACTACTGCAACGATTCTAGCGCTCTTTGATGAGCCGGTCAGCCATTCCAGTCATATTAATTGGTTCCGAGAAATCCCCTTATTTGTAAGGGTTTTGAGGGTATTTGCGTTGGGATAAAATATGTGTCTATAATGAACTTGTTGGAAGAAACGCTCATGAAGGGAGCAAATGAAATGAGTACCAAGGGTCACAACATAGTTAACGGAGTTGCCAAACAACTCGTTCGCAAGCACAACGTTGAGCGTCTCGGTCGGACTTACGTTCTTACCGTTGACGGCGCGACGAACTACGTGTTTCGCTCGGGCAACGTTTGGGTTGCGAAGCACCACGACGCCGACGGCGAGTGGATTCACACACTCACGGCAAAGACGCTTGGAGAAGCAATCGAAAACCTAGTTGGAAAGGAAGTGGCTTAAATGACAACCGACTTCAAAGACGCCAAGGCGGCGCTCGCTCAAATCGAAGCGGGCATTGCGAATCTAGCGACGACCGAAGGGTGGCACGACTACCTCAAGGCCGCCACAAAATTTCACAACTACTCGCTCAACAACCTCATGTTGATTGCGATGCAATACCCCGAAGCATCTCAAGTTGCCGGTTACAAAACGTGGCAGGCGCTCGGGCGACAGGTGCGCAAGGGTGAGACGGGCATCCGTATCTTGGCTCCGATGGTTGGTAAAGTGAAGGACGAAAACGGTGAACCAACTGAGAAGACAA